AACAAATTCGGGTGAAGGTCTGTGATTGCTTAAATGGAAAAGTTCATCTGTTCCGCTTTTGCCTCTGGCATTAATGGATCTGGTGTACGCTCCTTTCATTATCATATCACCATCCAAGTCTATATTGCCAAACTTAGACACATAGGCTACTACTGTCCGCCCTGATAAATCAAGAATATCACCATTTATCCCTTTACTTTTCATTTGTGCAAAAAAAAATATTTACACAAAAAACGACAAAAGGAATAGTTTAATTTGTGTAGCGATTCCTAAATAGCTATTTTTGTACTTTAAGTTTTACTAAAAGTATGACCCAAGAAGAAAGAGAAGATAAAACTGTGACATCCCAGCAGGTTGCTGATTACTTCGATATTGCCATTAATACGGCAAAACGCTACTGTAAGAATGCAAGGTTGCACTATGGAAAGAACCCAAAAGAAATGGTAACTCTTGGGCAAGTGAAAAGAAGTAATAAATTGGAAAAATAGTTTTAATTGTTAAGGTAAATTTAATAACTACTGACTTTGTTGGTAGTTTTTTTGTGCATAAAAAAAGGAGGTCTTAAACCTCCATTGTTTTTAATAACTCTCTTATCATTTTTTGTATTGATTCCTTTTCACTTTTCGGAACTCGGAACGCCAGTGTGACCGTTGGCTCTTTGTATTTTCTTGGTGCTCCTGCACCTTTTGGGTTTGTCATAATCCAAAATATATTTTAACTTCTTTTAATGTTCTAAACATAACACCTGAAACCATATATTTATATTCGTATGGGTTCATTAGGAAAACAAATTTGTGTCCTTTTTTTGCTAATTGCTTAATTACTCTTTCCATTGTTTTATTGTTTTAATTGTTTAAAAAGTTTGGCAGTAGGTTGCCAGCCTTTTTGTTTTTTACCATTTTCTAACTATTACATTTGTATTTGCTCTAATCATGCCCCATCTTTGGATTGCATCAATAGCCTGATATTTTTTATAGAAGCCATCAAGGTTCTCTCCGTTTGAATCTACTATCCAATAACAGACTTTATTGTTACTGATAAACCATTTTTCGATTGTCACTACCTTTCCTTCGTTCTTCATTGTCTTATTGTTTTAATTGTTAAAAAATTAGCAGTAGGATGCCAGCCTTGGTGATTAAAATAAACTGATTCCTATTTCTGATTCAGTACGAATGTTATTTCTTTTGCACTCATATTCTAATTGATTACATAAGCCATCAAATTGTGTTGAAGTGATTTCATTGTTTCTCAAAGACTTCATAAGTCTTAATGCGAATCCAAAAACATTAAAATCTTGTGTTTCTTCGATTTCTGAAATTTCTAAAAGGTAGTTTCTAAATGCTCTCATTGTCTTATTGTTTAATTGTTATTGCCTTATTGACAGAACAAATATACAACGACTAATTTAATTATGCAAACAATATTACAATTAATTTAAAATTATTTTTAACAGAAGTCCTTTCAGTAGATTTTTAAGGTAATTCAAAACGCTTGGTCTTTCAGTTATTGCCTGTTCCTCTTCCGTTGGTGGTATTGGTATGTAATGAACGCTACACCTGCAATTGACATTATTAGAAGCCGATGCACCATGATTCGGATCACCCGGATATTCTAAATATTCACCACCAACTAAAAACAATTCGTTCTTTGGAATTGCAGCTTTACCCATCATTGCTCCATGTTCTGGTCTTTCCCTGCCATCAAGTCGTGGAATCCAAATTTTGTTCTGCTTAAACGGTATCCCGTTCGATAATACTTTAGTTGACTTGCTATTGGCGTGCGTTGTTTCTGTTCGTGCTATTCGTAACGCTCGCATCTTTGAAATAGTGCCTTCTGTAACTTTTTTGATGTTTCGGGCTATCTGGTCTTTGGTTAGGTTTAACGCCAAACCATCTTCAATTTCTTTTTTTATTAACGCTCGGGTGTAATCATTGATTTTTACAATATTCGCACCCAGCCCCATCTTTTTAGCTTCGTCTGCTGTCTGTGCAATTATTTCTTCACTCCTAAAACCAATATTAATATTTTCAATAGCATCTTTGTTTAATTTGCCCCCAACCTGTTTAATCATTATTTTAAGGTTAGAAACTAATAAGCTGGTCATTGCCTGTAAATAAAACTCTTCATACGCCTTTGCGATTGGCTCTGTATCTAAAAGTACATTCAAAGAGAATAGTGTGTCCATTACGCCCCTCTGTTCGTAATATGGCATTACTCTTGATGCTGATTCTTTTAAGGCACTGTAAAAGATTTTATAACCTTTTTTTTCTACCTTAATAAGTTCCCTTTGAATTGCCTTTGATAATAATACTTTCTCTTGCTTGGTCATAGATTTAAGTTAGAACCTTGTACCTGTGGCAAATCAAACATAATATCGTCAAGAATCTTTTTGCTACCACTTACTAAAATCTTGTCCGCATTTTCACCTGTATAGGCATCGTACTTGATTACATCTCTGATTTCATTAATAGTTACCGATTCTGTTTTCATCAACCTTTCAGCAACTTTAAACAATTCCTCGTACATCTCGGGAAACTCTGTATAGTCAAAATCAATGTAAAGGTCTTCGCCATAACTTGGACACAACCACGAATTTAATCCGTTCTTTAATGCTTCAAGTTCTGGTATTACGCCATCTGTTACGCTTGAAACTTTGCCCTGTTGCATTGTGTCGTAACTTGCCGATTCGTGGTCATTAAGAACCACCATTGAGTTTACGTGAAACAAACTGCACCAAGCTTTATCATCAACGCTCTTTGATGCAAGTATATTTAAATCGATTGGACTTAAACCAAGGTCAAGTGAACCCAAAGGTATAGAATTTAACGCTATGCCTCCATTCCCTGCTTCCTTAATAGTTTTCCTTAGCTTTTCGTTTGCGTTGCTCTCTTGGCTATCGCTCGGCATACTTATGGAACTAAGCTGGTCTGGTGTAAGATTTGGAAATACTATTTTCTTTGCACCCCTGTTCTGCATGGTTTCTGTTTCCGCATCCAATGCATCCGAAGATTTTTGCAATAACTTTCGGGCTGACTTAAATATCGAAGTGCCATCAAAACCGCCAGCAACTGGTGAAAATGTTTTAATTACACAAACTTCTTCTGTCGCTATCTTATTAAGCGGTTGTCTTTTGTCTGCATAGTTGGCTATTACTGTCGATCCCTCTCCTGATTCAGAAATGATGTGCTGGGCTGGTAGTAAGTATATCTGCTGAAATCCTTTTGTCCTGACGCTATTCTCTACCCTTGAACCTTTGATAAAACATCTACCTACAAACTTTTTGTAAACTAAATAGCCATAAACGAACTCATCCCAATTTTGTGTCGGGTTTGGCTTATTAAGCAATTCAACCAGCGGGTGATCTTCTAACTCTAATTTTTCAAATGCTTTTTTCTTTAACTCATTAATTTTGGCAATATTCTTAACATTAAAATTGGACTGATAGGCTTTGTATTGCTTTAATGCAGTCTTGTTCTTTACCCGATAAACAATCGGGCTGACTGATGCCATTTTACGAGCAACCCAGTCTGTAATGGTAAATATAACGTGATTGCCTAAGAATCCTTGGTCTATGTATATTTGCGTTTCGTCTCCGAAATAAACCAAAGGTCTATACCCGCCAAAATCTCCGTTATAAACAATTTTGACCACTTGCGGGTCTTGCACCTCAATAGCCTTCTTTCTATTTAACCCTAACCACTTTAAAGCCCCCATAATTAATGTTTTAAATGCAAATGTATAATTATTTTATGAAATATCCCAAAGGTTGAATTTTGGAACGCTTAAACCTTCACAGGCATACCTCAATGCATCAATCCCATGATTATAAGCATCAATAGGTTTATTTAATTTATTTCCTGCCTTATCAGCATCCCATGTGTAGTTCCTAAACTCCTTTATTAAATTAACGCTCTTAGACGTTATTAATATATCATGCTGTTGTAATATATCAATTCCATGATTAATCGAATCCTTGCCCTTGTTTGCCGCCTTAATATAAATACCTGCTCGCTTTATTTCCTCAATACTTTTCGGCTCTGCACTATCTGCTGTGATATAAACGTTTTTATCTTCTAAATTCTTACATAGTCTTACAATATCTGAATTAAGTAATCCTGTTTGATATATCAATTCGTCTATGATTAATTTATTGTCGTACCGGTAAACAGCTACTAATGTTGTCGGATCATTTGTAAATCCAAAGTCCATGCCATAACTGAATAATTTGGCTTCTTTTGGAATAGAATCAATTTGCTGCCAATTACTGAATATTACGCCATCCATACTGCCCACCAAACCAAGCCCATAAACATTCCACCAATTCTCCCAATACTTTGAAGTTTTAGCTTTGTCCCGGGCTTTCTCGATTTGAGTTATAATAGATTGGTCTAAAGCTTCATTGTCTTTGTATGTTAGTATAATGAAGTCCACATCTTTATCCTGCATTAGTTCCGTATGCACCCAAAACTCATTACTTGGATTGTAATCCAAATAAATGAACTTTGATGTTCTTATGCTTAATTGCAGGTAAGCATCAAAAGGAACGTTGTTACATTCGTTAATAAACAAAACGTGCCTCCTTGCTCCTCTTAACTTGTCGGGCTGGTCAACGCTAAAAAATTCGATGTATGAACCGTTCGCAAATTTGTACTTCATGTCGGACTTATTAAAACTTGCATCATTCCAGTTTCCTGTCATCTGCATGATTTTAACAAAGTCTTTTATTGCACCTCTTTTTAGGTGTGGTATGGATTCAGCAACTATTGATATTTCCGAGTTTGGTGTTTGGCTGGCGTAGGTTATTAGCATCGGAATAATGCTAAATGTCTTTGATGCGGAGGTTCCGCCCTGTACTATCCTTATTCTCTTTCTAAGGCTGGCAATCTTACTTTGTGCTGTTGTCCTCTGTAACATCTAAGTCCAAGCCGTTAAAGATTGGTGTTTCAAATTTTTCTACTGCTTGGTGTGTCATTGATAACTTTCGAAGTTCCTCTGGGTTTGCTATTAATTTCATTAATGCCAACTGTAAAGCTGGAGCGTTTGATTTGTACCATTTAGACCTCATTGAAACTTTTAACTCTGTTCGGTTGCGTTCTAACTCCTCAACCATCTTTTTATAGTAGTTCGATTCGTTTGGAAAATGCTCATAAAATGTAGATTTTACACAAGGCATAAATGCAATAATATCTTCAATAAAGAAGAGTTTATTTTTCTTTATCTGCTCTATTGCTGTGTTAAATAAATCTTCAGTATTATAAGCCATTATTTCCAGTCTTTTGTTACATCAATGCCGTTTCTTTTTATTGTTAAAGTGTCATCAAGTTTAATCATTCTCTTTACTATTACATCACAATACTTAGGGTCTAATTCCATTCCGTAACATTTGCGTTTAAGTTGGTGTGATGCAACCATTGTAGTTCCGCTACCGCAAAATAAATCAATAACTGACTTTACGCAAAAGTTTGATACGAAGAATGATGCAAAGTCCATAGGAAAAGTCGCATTGTGTTCTTTCACTTTATTTGCTGTTTGTTTACTTATATCAACAACATTGCTTATTGTACCTCTGAATTCTTTTGTGCCTATTGCTCTATTTGCTTTATGACTAAAAACGTGTACATACTCAAATTGTGAATTTAATACATTGTTTGCCATTGCTGGTTGTGCATTTTGTTTGTTCCAAATTAAAGTGTCCGCATAAATATTTTTTAGATTATACAAATAATCAATCAATGCGGTTTTATTACCTGACAAACTTTGAATATTTACAAAACTATATTCTGAAAATAAGAGCGTGTTATTTGTAAAATCCGTTAGTAGTTTTAAGTACTCATCATCTTCTAAGTCATCAGAATAAGAATTGTATTTTGTTCCATTAGTTTGATGTGGGCTTAATTTTGCATTTTCTTTTGTGTTATACGGCGGACTTGTAAAACTTATATCTGCTTTACTACCATTCATTAACTTTGCCACTTGGTCGCTATCTGTACTATCCCCACAAAGCAAACGATGCTCTCCTATTTCGTAAAGGTCTCCTAAAACCGTAATCGGTTCGGCAGGTGGTGTTGCATCAAAGTCGTCTTCTTCAGCTTCTAAAACTTCGTCAGTTTCAAATGCTGGAACATCCAACCCCCAATCTGCCAACTCCTCTGCATCCCAGTCATTGGCTAACATATCCCAATCCCATTCACCGCCTGA